TTCGCAGCAAGGGCACGATTCGCCGTACATCTTCAGGCAAGCGAGTTTCTTCTTTTTGCCGTTGATGAGGAGTTCGTGGTACTGGTTTGGAACGATGAAGCCGAGAGGATTTTCTTCATCCAAGTCAGGCAAGAAGCGGAACTTGGCGGACTGGTCGAAGTCCATTTTGTAGAAGGGGTAGAATTTGTCCCAGAAGCCGGTGTTGCCTTCTCCAGAACCTTCGGACTTTTTAGCGAATGCTTGCCGAAGTTGTGCGATATCGAGTGCCATGGTAATGCCTTTATGAAAGATTAAACAATTAAGATACAGCTACCACTCGGTAGTCTGCATGTCTATTTATAACAACTAGACAGAAACAATTCTATCTTGTATTATGATTTTGGTATACTTTACTCTGCAGTGCTATCGTTTGCAGCTTCCACTGCTACGTCTGCTACTACAGCAAAGCCGCCTACTGGAGTAGGGTTCTTGCCAGTTGTGAGTCCAGGACCACCTTGAGCTCGGCGGAAACCGCGAAGAGCTTGACGAGTGCTTGATTCTGGGTAGGCTTTGCCTGGTTTGTTGGTGCGTGTACCGTTGGTTTTCATGTGAAGATTCCTTTGAACAGAAGGCTATCTTAACTCATCTGCTCGAAGAAGGATACTTACTACTTGGTGTAAATCGCTTCCACCAAATTCAAAGTAGCTTCACGGTAGAATTGTGTCCAACCATCGGCGATTGCAGCGGTTTCAGGATTTGCACCTGTAAGCGTGTTAGGGTTGTAAGCAACAGTAACGACCTGAGCTCCAGCTTCCACGATGACTTGAAGGTCCAGTTTGTTTTGAAGAGTAAAATTGTTCATCGAATATTTACATCACAAACGGTACTGGATCATCATAGTCATTTGACGTCTCTTCGTAGAAATCACCTTCAGACTTGTACAGCTTATCAAAGACTTCTGGTTCGTAGTCAGAAAGGTACTTCATGACTCGCAGAACGATCAAGAATGCGCAGATCAAGTCATCAGTTGCTCCACGTTTAGCTTGGTATCCCGCGCCTGTAGCAATGAAGTTCTTCATTTCAAAGATCAGCATCTTAGAATTGATAGTCAGACCACCCTTGGTCTGTTCAATCAGCTTCTTGAAGTATCTGCATGCTTCAACCTTCGACTTGTTGACAGTTCTCATGCCGAGTCGAGTTTCTTTACCATTGACCAATTCAGCAAAGTCTGGGAACTTTTCATCGTTGTAGTAAAGCGCACCGAGGGCTGCACCGGCAGAATTGTTCTCGAACGACCAGTAGATTGTTGGACGCTTTCCAGTTCTTTGGTCTACATAGCTGTGAAGCTTATTCAAAGCATACTTGATAGCATCGTAGAGCTGATTTTCTTTCACCGTATTGTTACGGTACTCTGCAATCTGTTCAAGCGTTTCAAGCTCAATGATCTGAATGGTAGAAAAGTCTTGTTCCATGCCTTCTGCAACGTCGACGCCAAGAATGTAAGTCTTCTGAGGATCTGGTTCTTTCCAGAAGTAGAATCCCTTGTCTGTGTAGAGAGGAAGCTTCGACTTCATCAACGACAGAACTAAAGTGTTGATAAGCAATGGATCTGATGACAGGAACTGACATTCGTATTCCTGATTCCACTTTTCGAGACCAATCTTCTTGATCATCGTCGCTTTGTACTTTTCAGTACGATCTGGATGTTCGTCCCAGCCTACATCAATTGGGAAGAAGTCATCTTCTTGTTCTTGAATGTCTTCAGTCTCATCACCTGGCATCGTCGATTTGACACCAGAAACTGCTTCTCTCCACAACTGAGCAAACAGTTCTGAGTCACCGTTTGGAGTAGAAGAAATAATACAGGATCCACCAGTAGATAGAGTAGGAGCCAAAGCGGTCCACATTGCACCCTGGATGCTTGTTCGTACGAATGCCAACTCATCCAACATGAGAAGCGAAATAGATTTACCACGACCAGTATTTTCAGTAGTAGAAACCGACCGGATTGCTGAGCCGTTGTCAAATTCAATTGAGTGTCGGTTGTATGCTTTTACACCAGGCTTTAGCCAAGCAGGAAGTTCTTCATAAGCAAATCGAATCCGATCCATAATGTCCATAGCTCCCGAATTGTCTTTGGAAGCAACTAGAACGTTCTTGTCTTTATTGAAACACGCAAACCAAAGCAGATAGACTGCAATGATTGTGGTCTTTCCAAGCTGACGACCAGCTTTAACAATACACCAACGATTGTGTAAGAATCCCTCGATTGCTCGAACCTGATAGTCGTAAAGATTCAGTGGAATTGCACCCTTTTTAGGGTGTTGAACCATGATGAACTTTTTCGCAAAGTGCACTGGATCGCTTGCACAGCGGTATAAGTCATCAAGGTTCTCTTGAGTATACTCGGTTAGTGCATTGGGACGTTTGATAAACTCATTTTTTGCCATGATCTATTTACTCCTTCCCAGTGCATGTAATTTTGCAAAAGCAGCCAATAAATTATGCTCTTACAACATTGTCATAATGTTTATCATAGCTCCGGCGAGAATCAATGATAATTGGCATAGTGGCTTGCAAATTAGAGTAGTCTACACCGGGCTGGGTAGTTACAATGATTGCAGCATCGTAGTTGAGTCCGATCTCTCGTACCGATGTCATCGTAGTACCAGCCCATTTCAGCTGAGGTACCATTGGATCGAGATAGTCTACGTGAACTCCGACAACCAATAGAGCATTCAGAATGCTAAAGAATGGAGATTCTCTTACATCTTCTACACCAGCTTTGTATGCTGCACCAATCAACAGAACCTTTGGCTTATCAAGCATGGTCTTTCCTCTAGCCAACAATTCTTTAGCTAAAGCATCTATCGTTCGAAGATAAGCATGCTCATTTATCTCTAACGCATGATCAATCAGTGGAGTGAGATTTTCTTTTACTTGAGCAGTCTTCCAAGTAAGATAGAACGGGTCAATCGGAATGCAGTGTCCACCAACCCCCGGACCTGGAAAGAACGCTGCAAACCCGTAAGGTTTTGTAGCTGCAGCATCCATAGCTTCATAGAAGTCGATGCCAAGGGTATCAAAAATCGTTTTGAACTCATTAGCTAATGCAATATTGACTGCTCTGTATGTGTTCTCGATAAGTTTGCTTGCTTCTGCAACTTCTAGCGTGCTGACTTTAACAATACTCTGTACGAATGTCTGGTAGAACGAACGTCCTACATCACCACAATCAATAGTTGCGCCGCCGACAATCTTTGGAGTAGTAGAAAGATCATGAGATTTACGGCCTGGGTCTTCACGTTCTGGCGAGAAGCACACAAATGCATCGGTTCCAATAGTCATACCAAGATCTTCAAGTGCTTTACACACTGTTTCTTTGGTAGTACCTGGGTATGTAGTAGACTCTAGAGACACTAAGCATCCAGGTTTTGCAACAGTTTTGATAGCAGCAACTGCACTGTCAATATAGCTATTGTCTGGAAGACCATTTGCTAACGGAGTTGGTACACAGATTACAAAAATCTGGCAATCAGCAGCATCTTTGATGTCAGTTGTGAAAGTCAGTTTCTTGTTATAGAAGTTTGGGATATGAGATAGTCCAGACTGCCCAGTGTTCAGTTGATCAATACGACGTTGATCAATGTCATATCCAATCGCAGTAAAGTTCGCGTTTGTAATGTTCAGCAGCAATGGAAGCCCAACATATCCTACTCCAATTACACATACTTTTGCGTCTGCATTAGATATTGCTTGTAGAAGTTCTCTCTTCATAGGTTCTCTCTAAATGTGATAAGGGTTTATTAGCGAAGTAGGAACAATTTCATCATAGTTAAGAATTACTTTCTTGTAATCTAGCTTTGAATATTCGACGTTAGAGTTAATTGGAGGAAGCCCAATTTCGGATAAGAACCCAGTAGTATCTTTGAAAATAGTTTTGACATCGTAAACTGGCTCAGTTGGAAATATTGAGCTAATGAAACTATTAAAGAGGTGGTACTGATTTGACTGAAACTTTATGAAAGACTTTGGAATCACTCTTGGAACGCTTAATGACTCCAAGTATTCAGCAGAGATTTGCTGAGGTGTATACTTTCCATGGAGATTGCTAAAGTACAAGCTGATGATCCAGTTTGTAAAATCTCGCTTGAGGATAATCGGGGTTGAAACTTTATTCAGTCTAAGAAGCATTTTATGAACATCTGCAGCAGAGGTCTGGTAAAACTTGTTGTTCACAAGAGATCCAGGAAACGTCTTAATGATCCATGGCTTCTTAAACTGTTCTACCATTGTCACTAAAGAATAGAAATACTCTTTAGTGTACTCTTTTCTTACAGAAGTGCTCTTCCATAAAAGCTCATCAGTAGCTTGATCATAGTCATAATCAAAGAATTGATATTGAGTGGGATCAAATGTTTCTCGAATCTTTAATCGAGTAGAATTGATAGCAGATGGAGCTTTTACCGTAATAGGGTACATGCTTACCACATTGTTTCTACTATGCAAAAATTCTCCTAGCTTTGTTCCAGATTTAGCAGTTGGAGAAGTTTTAATGACGGTTTGTTCTTGTTCTAACCGTTGGCGATCAAAGATCAAATTGTAAACAGACTTTGTACCGCATCTAGGCAACGCAATAATGTGATAATTTTTCATATAGCCTATTTAAGTAAAAAGGGTGGCCAAAGCCACCCTTTTTCATTTCTAAGCTAAAGCTTAGATTGTTTCAGCAAATACCGAAACCTTGATCCCTGCCGACTTTTGGTGAGCAGCATTCAGAGTCTTTGTGTATTCAAAGTCTGCAGCGTTTGCAGCTTTGAAAGCATCATGGCTAGCTTTTGAATCCCACGTTTCAACGTGGACTTTGGTAGTAGGTGAAGTTCTGTGAACTGTGCTGCTGATAAAGCCTGGAGCAGCTTTTTTAGCTACAGCTAAACGAGCTGATACTGTCTTTTGATCAACTGCTAAGGTTGCGTGATAAGCAACTACTTTCGCTGGACGAAATAGGGTTCTTGTAATTCTAAACATGAGTACTCTCCTAAGAGTGTTGGTAGTAATGATATTTACAAAAAGACTAGTAAATTCCAGTAAAATTTGATGCTAGAATCTTATTCCCAGTTGCAGGAAAGTACAAAGTGACGGGCTTGTAGGTATCAATAAAAATCTGCATCTGGTCATCCATGAACTTCTTGACTGCAACATCAGTCGGTGGCAATGCCATTCTTTCTGACTCGTTGTTGTCATTGTAGTCAATCAGATTGATAGCCCAGACATACCCTAAGCCAGTGATAGCGCCTTGAGATGCATTGTACTCGATCAGTCTGCCTGGCAGACGCATCTGCCCTTTGTAGTGGTTGATGTCAAACACTGCATGAGGACCACCATAGCCGCTTGTGGTAATAGCATTGAGATTGTTTACAGCCGAGAGGTCTGTTGGCTCTGACATTCCAGGGTTTTGCTGGACATTATTCGTCGTCATTTTTGTCTCCTTGAGAATGCTCGTTTCTGTGAATTATTTTTATAGGATCAAGAATCTCCGGGCTTCCAAAGAATGGGTGAGAGTTCTTTGGCTTTGCATATCCAGAATGTAGTCTTTTACATGATGTCTCTAACAAATATTTGTTAAGATATGACTCATCATGAACATCTGCAATAAAGTTCCGTTGTAGATCTATTTCTATTTTTTGACTAATCTTAGCAGACATCTCTACAAATGATGCTGAACTACCGCCAAAGAAACACCCTTGGCAATAAAGACCAGATAGTGTTCGACGATTCTCTACATAAGCTTGTGAAAATTGTTTCGGTTCAAATGGCCCGATTTCATTCTTGAAAAATGGATGAGTTACTGCAACTATTTCAGAGCTGGCTGGAAGCACTTCTTCATCGATTTCATCTGCGATTAGCATATCGCTATCAAGATAATAGACAAAATCAAACTCTTTCAGCTGATCTGCTATTGTGTTAAAATGATGAAACCTCATGAGAGTTACCAACGGCCAAGGAAGCTTAGAAATTTTAACTACTGTCACATCAGCTGATTCAAAATCGTCAGAAGAAAACACAAACACATGCTTCTGAGAATTAGGAAGAAACAGCTCAAGACTAAGCTTCAGTTCTTTGAATAACGTAAGATAAGGACCAGTTGCGATTGTTACAATCGCAACTTTATTCGTCATCTTTGGTTCCTCTAGATTCTCTGTTCAGCTTCTTTAGTTCCTTGAACAGTTTGTCATTGAAGTCCATGTCTTCATCATTTGCAAGAGGATCTATGATGACAATTTCATTACCGCGTTTCATCACATTA